AAGCTTCATCATATAAGTATAGCCAGTCAATACCTTTGGTATCTTACGACCACTTGTTGGATCAAAGATATCCTCGGTATCATTAAGCCCGTGCTTGCCCAGCTCACGCTTAGCTAAATCAATATAGCTCTCATCAGAGAAGCCAGGCAACTTGTAGGTATGCCCAGTCTTCTTGGCTACCTTACCCAATACAACCTCTATAAGCTGCGCTGGATTAGTTCTGGAGACAATACCCAGGGGATTGAGCAATAACTCCAATGCTGAACCATCTTTATCATGTGGCATCTTATCATCAGATAGAATCTGAGAGACTACACCCTTACCACCAAACCGGTTGGAGTTTCCAGACCATACGGGTTTTCCGTTGCGGCGGACATACAGTACATGATTGCATGGTAGCTCACAACACCACACATCACCATCATAATCAACCCACTGCTCTGTCTGAGCTGACTGTGTATGCACATGTCCATGGTTAACCGTTGGCGTCAGCTTCGTGGTGATAATCCGCACATCGTAGCGTTCATGTGCCCACAACCTCTTACCAAAAGCAATAACTTCACCAGCAGGTGTGGTTTTGATATTACCAGCATAACCAATATGGAGTAGTAATCGCTGTACGTCATCAGCAAGCTTTATTGATGTGGTTGTGTAAACAATTGGATGACCGTTCTTGCTATGTCCATCACCCCACATTAGCCAATCGAAAACAATTCGCTGTAGTTCAGCAGTCCAACCAAAAACTTCTTCAGGTAGTTGTTTCTCGTAACTCGATGATCCCATTACCTCACGGAAATGTGCAGCCAACTGCTTGCCATAAATTCTTAACTTATCACCAGTTGGTGTCCATTTAATACTGTGTTGACTTAACAGTTCAACTAGCTCTGCTCGTGTCTTCGCCTTGGTCTGACAAATATCAATACCAAATGAACCCGACTGAGGATGCCAAACGACATTACCTTCGGATACATATGCACCAATCAGCGCAGCATATAATTCAATCGGTATATGCTTCTCGGGTAGCCATGTATAGCTGACACCGCCCTGACCTCCACGCACACGCATGGCAGGTAGTGTCTTGTACTTAGGTTTTACTCCATCAGTCCAACGGGCATCTTTTTTATAACTTACCCGCTTGCCGAAGACAGAAGTAGCTTCCACCAACTCATAAGAGTCACTGTATCTGCGACGAATGTACATCCTGTGATTGGGTGTTACAAGCAAATCAAGCTGCTGTGTTGCAATCTTATACATCTGACCAGTGTGTTTAAATTTGTACAGCTTATTAGGGGCAACGTATTCAAGCTCACCTGATGGGCGTAGCGATGCTACGAGGTCATCAAGTGTTAGATTTATAAATAATTTCCAGCCATCAAGTGTTAATACCTCAGTTGCATCATCGTAACACAACTTGTCACCGACATTCATAGGTGAGTATGCTTTAACGCTGACCTTCCAACCATCCTTGGTCTTATCAACATCAGTAACAACACCTGGTGATTCATGATCCCAAATCTCTGCTACATCACTGTATAGATTCTGACGGGTACGAATCATTCCACCACCTGTTGGCTTACGCTTAGCAATAGCTAGAACAAGTGGATCACCTTGATTAACCTTCGTACCAGGTTTAATCACACCCTCAGGTGTTATGGTCTGCATCTGTAATTTGTTGAATGTACCAGGGAATATGGCAAGGAATGCATTCTTACCAGTCTCATAGTTATCGGCCTTCTTATACTTGGTAGTGTACATATGCTCAGAAGAAAGTCTCTTCGATGCTGATTCACTGATAACAATAGCATCATCAGCGTTGTACCCACGATATGGTAGATAACCTACGCGTAGGTTGAGTCCAAGTGCAACAGCGCCTTTATCATCAGTGAAATTGCTCTTTGCCAGCAATGCATCTTTGGTTACTTGATCACCTATCTTTACCATTGGTGTATTATGGAGATATGTCTTCCTATTGAATGGGAATTGGTTATAGAGATCGTGTACTGTTTTAGTTCCGTCGTTATACTTAACCGTGATACCAGCCTTTGAGATATCGGTAACACTGCCAGGACCTGTAGCACGTACAGCGCCTACACGCTCACCATATATATCTTCAAAGCTCTTTCCAGAGCCATCATCATAAAGGTTCTGTACCAATGGTGATTCAGCATTTCTGATGGGGAGTGCTTGAGTACTCATCTTCGCGCCCATCAACAATCTACCGCCTTTGATAGCACTGACCAATGGCACCATGTTACTCGTAGCTGTGAACATATGACTTGTATGTGGAAGCTCGTAATCAACCTCTTTACGATCAACGTAAGCGAGCTTCTTGCCCTTAATCATTGCGCGTACTTCTTTGGACTTAGTAGCCATTTCACCTGGGAAGGCAACAATACTCTTTGATATGGTCTCGGCGCTGATCCGCTTTGGCTTACCGTTCTTAATATCGAGCATATCAACGTAGATATTACCATCTGCACTCTTGTACGTTCTATGCGTGACACGGCTATCGACGCCTATCTTCATACCTTCAGGAGCACGAATTGGATCAATCACACCAAAGTGTGATGGCTGTACACTACGAGCTTCATCAGGTACTGAATCAAGACTAGCCATACCGCCTTCACCCATACGCGTAACTCTCACCTGCTGATCAAAGATCTCAAGTGGATTAACTTCCTCAAGAGGAGCACCAAGTCCGCTCTTCAACAACACAGTACGCAGCTGTGGTGATAATGCACCAGATGGGAAGTTCTTCACTTCACCTTTGCTTGTAGCCTTCCACAATAGCTTACGGGATAGCCCACCAGCATCACGTGCAATACGCTCAGCAAATAGATCCTCAGGACCATACACACGCTGGAATGCAAGGCTGTCACGATCATCAGTTTCAGCCTCTCTTCGGCTGATATTAATTAGCCGCTTTGTTACATCCACGATAAGCTCGGGTGATACATTGTTTACTGACTTACCAAGTGTCATCTCAGTTGTATTGGGATCTAGCTGCATTGCTTCGAAAACAGAACGAAGTCCAGCCCCATACTGCTTATCTTCAGATGCTTGCTTCGTCATCTGATCATCATAGAATTGTTCACGCCCAACAAATAGACGATAGGCTGTCTTAAGTATGTTCATCGGCAACATAGCCTTAAGCTCTTCAAGACCAAAATACCGCTCCTGCGTCGTCATATCCTTCTTGAGCGTATTGATGTCTTGCTTAACCTTCATTTGTTCAGCAGCTGGATTACCTCGTAGATCCTGTATAGCTGTTTGCTGTCTCTCAATAAGTTCAGCAGGCTCTTCATTGATATCCTCAGTAGGTTCAGACATATCAATGATTTCAGCTAGCTTCATGGCCATCGCACTCTTTATAAGGCCATCATCTATTACCTCATCAATTGCTGATTTAATTGCTTCAAAAGCCTTCTTCGTATGGGCTTCAACATCATCAAAGAGCGATGAGATCTTGGAGTTACCACGACTCTTCTTCTTTGGTTTTACAGCAACTGTGATATGGAATTGGAATATGGCTCCACTATCACCACGAGGAAGATCTTCAAAGCCAAGCGACTTACGGTATGCCCGCAACTCAGGTGACTTGGCTTCCAAATACCACACACGATCCATAGCATCCCAGCCCTCAGGATCAAGATCAACCATGGCATTCTGCAAGCTAAAAGGAATATGAAGACCCTCACCACATATCTTCTTCCACTTCTTACCGTACTTCTCCTTAAGCTGCTTTACTTCCCAGGTGCGAAGTACACTGATATGAGGAAGATCAAATCTAGCTTCACAATCAATATCCTGATCTTGTAGCGCAGCAAATGCAGCTTCAGGCAATCCCTTATGAACCTTTAGATATACCCATTCCTTATCAGGCTTGGAGTCATCGCACACTATCTCACCAACAAAGCGTGCTCGACGACGATTACCCTCTTCTTGGGCATACTTCCCGAACGTAGGGTTCCAGAGTGTGCACCAGCCAGTATCAGCAATGAAGCCCTGTACTCGCGAGCAACTGTTAGCACCCTCAAAGTTTACACATCTTGAGCAGCTCTGTAGTGAGCCGAGCATGACATAGTTAACATCAGACTTTGGTACTTTGTTCGCAGCTGTCTTGATCGTATCAGTATCTCGCTCATCCTCAGGAATCTGATCTGCGCGCTCACTTACCATCTTTATGTATGCACGCTGAACTGCTCGTGGGTCAGATGCTGCAACATTAGCCTGCAATAGATCTGGCCCCCACGTTTCGTTAAGACTACGATCCTCTATTCCCATAGCACGGAGCAATGGATATAGTTTAAGGTTTGCCTGGCCAACATTGACACGAAATACACCTGTCTCAGGCTCCATATACACGCGGAAACTGCGGCCCGTGCCTCCCTTGACATTGAAGTGTGCCTCAATAATCCCGTTGTCTTTTACTCTGCTGTAGACTCCGGGCCGCAGTCGCATCTGAGAAGCAACAGTATATTCAGTACCATTAAATATGAATGTACCACGGTTAGTAATGTATGGTACCTGTGCAATCAAACGATTGCTGGTCTTATCAACGACTTTACTGGTCTTGTTATCTACCAACTCCCAATTACCTACAAGATTCCAACCAAGCGTTTGCCCACGCATAAGCGCACGCTTCTGATCATCATTGGAGAAATCCTTTGGCTTTTGATACTTTGTTCCAGCAATACGTAGTGTATATCGATCATTAGACATTGGGAACTTCTCTTCAAGCGATCGCTGTACATTCGCAAAAAGAGAATCACGTGTAGCTGTCACATCACCAAATGCACGAAGCTCAGGTTCTTTTTCAACTTCTGCAGGAGGTGTAGCACCTGTGGAGAGAACATCATCTGGCATTAGACTGGTTCCTCATCCATATCAAATGGCTTCTCTACTATAAACTGCGGAGGAGAAGACATTGCTCTTCGACGCAACGCATTCTTAAGTGCAATTTGGCGTCTACGTGAATTATCACGCTTCTTAGCCATGGAGTATGCTCCTGCACCACCGCCTAATGCAAGTAGGAGTGCAAGTGTTGCGTAAAGCCCAACACCACCGGAACCTATGCCACGATACCACGGTGCTGGCTTTGTAGGATCAGCATCAGCTTCCATGTCACTTAACGCACCCTTTTCCATGGTTGATAGCTGCTGTTGTAATTCACCACTTACATGCGCTTCAGCAAGTCCATCAATGGCTTCACCAATTGAGGCTGCCTTTGGTGACTCATATT